TCAACAATGGGCGGCGGATCTTCACCACTCATTAATGATTTCATTGTTTGCGATGCAGATAACTCGATAACCTCATCTTGTGTTTGTTCCAACTGTTCTACTTTCATTTGTGGCCTCTCGGTCGTTTATAAAACTGGCAATAAAAAAGCCGCTAAATGGCGGCTTAGTGTTTGTTCTGTGTGTTAGTGGTTATTTGTTTTCTTTCTTCTTAGCTTCTTTAGCCTTACTCAATGAGATTGCAACGGCTTGCTTCTGTGGCCTACCTGCTTTCACTTCGGTAGCAATATTCTTGCTGATTGTTTCTTTTGAATAACCTTTAAGTAGTGGCATATTGACTCCTAAAGTTTTAACATCTTCTTATACAAATCTATTTGCGCCCTAGCATATAATGTCTGTTCCTGAGTTAGATCAAGCCTATCATTATATTCTCTCAACTCAGAAATTCTTGACTCAAAATGCTTTGTAAGCTTCTGCCACAAAGGATCAAACCGCTCGTTGTTACTTAGCTCAAAGCGCTCAGGCGGGTTCATCGTTTATATCTCAACCGCAATAAATCCAGAATCATGGTAATAATCAACCTTATCTTGGATATAATAATTAATAGGATAGATATACATCTTGCTATCTTTGATATTCTTTTGCTCAAGCCCTTTCATAATTTTATGAACTAATTCACCAATATCAAAATTATCTTTGAAATAACAAATAATCTTATTCTTATACATTACTATTGATCCTGTGTTTGCTTTTACATATTCACACGGATTACCTTCAACTCCCATGATCCATGATATATCACTATCAGCAACATGCAACACTTCAAATGATTCACTCATCGTTGATATGCCTGTCCATTAGGTGCCCTGCCTTGTGGTTCACTTGGAGGGGTTATTACCTGCTTTGGTGTTTCGGTCATTGATGCCAACTCCTTTTGCACAGAAAGTTTCATAGAATCACTGGCCAATTTAGCCTTAGTTTCTTCTAAGCTAATCTGTTGTTTTGTTGAATACTCAAGTATAGCCAAGTCTTTCTGTAACTGCAATTTAGCATTCTCTTGCTTGAGCAATTCCATCTTGTATTGATAGTCAATCTTGCTGCGTTCAGCAACGCCTTGTTGAAATTGTGCATCACGATTAGTATCAGCTTGCAGTTTTTGCATTTCAATTTGAGTGGCAATTTTAGCTTTAGCAAGATCGGTTTGAGACCTAATCTGAGCAACCTGAACTTGTGGAGCTGACACCTGTGCAACTTGCTGCATCTTCTGTTGTTCTTCTGCATCCAACTGAAACTTGGAAGGCTCAAACCGCCATGCACGCAACACCTCTTCCATCGCTTTCTTGGGCGATATACCGAAGCCTGGATTCATTGAGAACTGCAACAACTGGAATGCTTGCAAAGCTTGTATCTCACGCTCAACCAATGCACTGGAACCAATCGCCTCAATCTGTAGATCGCACTTCTCGTCATCCTTTCCATACATCAGCAGCCACTCATGGTATCGCTTGATATGGCGCTCAGTTACATTCTCATCATAAATACGAGCAATCCTACGCAACAATGAAGAAGCATTCTTGTGCAACAACTCCATGCCGCCAACCGTATCTGGCGCTGATCCTTGTTGACCTTGAAGCAGAAAGTTAACGCCCGTCGCATCCTCTGCCATCTTAGTAGCGAGCTGAATGTTTGCCACCAACTCATTTTGCATTGATGGAACTAGCAAAAACTGTATAGATTCTTTGATGTCCTTAACAACCTCATCAGTCAGCCACCAGACTTTACCTTTGCGTATTTCCCATTGCTTATTTTCTGGCTCTATCCCATCACGTCTCATGCCGATCATTGGTATGGCTGACAACCCCATATTATCGACTAGGTTGCGGCCTGATACAGTCATGAATTGTTGCGCTTCACGCATTTGACGTGACACACCAATACCCCAAGGCATGCCAGCTACACGCTGCCAGATATCTACATCATATGGAAATGAGCTATCTAATGGGCTTTCATGACCTTTGATGATCGTATCGTTAACCATAACGATGACAAACATACGGAAATCACCGCTACATTCATCATCCTCAGATATATCTTCCTGTTCCTCATCATCGAATAACTGAGTCTGCTCTACATCAACCCATCCTGTGTAGTACCAAACCTCGAACATATCATCCGATGTTGTTCTGCCTTTACCATCTGAATTCTTCTTACCAGGGCCTTCCTCGATCACATGCTTGATTGCATCAGCAAAGTACCCCAACTCAGGGGACAATGCTAGCTCATTTAAATCCTTTGCCGTGATATAGTCTCGCTCAAATACAAACTCGCCCTCTTGTATATCCTCTCCGCAATTAGGATAATCAGGATAGAAGTCAAACAGGTCAATATACTTAGATGCTGGCACAACCTCCTCAACAATCTGCAACTGTCCATCATAAACAACCTTCGATCGTTGTTTCTTTGGGTAGCAACCCTTCAATACACCAGTTCCAAGCCTAGCAGCGGACTCAATAACCTTGCGTGATTCAGCGTGATAGTTAGTCTGTATCAACCAATCCTTGATTCGCTCTTCGGCTTTCTCTTCTTTTTTAGCGTGGTCAGCATCGGTTTGTCCTGGTTGCTGCGCTTGTATAGGATTGCCAGATTGATCGTAAGTGTTGCCTTGATCTGGTAATAATGGATTCTCGCCAGCATACTCAGGAACTGGAGTGCGCTTAATTGCCCAATTCCAATCACCGGCAGGCAACAATATATCACCCATACGAGCCGATGCTGAATCAACAAACTGACGTGTTATATTAAAGAACGCAGTGCATTGATTGTTGTTGTTCTTGATCGAAGCATTCGACATAATCCCGCCTTCTAATGAGCGAGACTTTGTGTACTTTGGCTTCATGCCGCCACGATTGAACTCGTCAACACCTTCATAATTGTGTTGATCTTCTTCCCAAACCGTCTCAACTCCACATGTTGACCTTGCTTTAACAACTTCATCACGTTTCTTTGCAATGACTTTACTTAGTTCTGCAAGCTGTCTGTCACGATCCTGCTTCTGTTTTTCCTTTAATTGTTTGTGAGCATCGATAATATCCTGCAATTCCTGTGGAATTTCTTCTTCAATCATCGAATCAATCTGCATTATCCGCCCATACCTGGAACCGTTACTCCGAATGTTACAATTCTTGATGATTCAATATGCTTTGGCCGCACTGGATATGCAAATGTCAACGCCAATGCATCACCATCATCAGGAGATTTAATGCCGCGTTTCTTAGCATCTTCTTTGCTCTCAATTTTAAGTCTACCGTGACTGTCATAAGCATAACGTAATCCACAAAGATCAATTTCAATATCGTCATTATCAGGTATTTGCGCCGGTGGGCTTGATAACCATTCGTTCATCAATCCCCACATCTCAGCACGCTTATTAATGTATTTCTTCTTATCCAATGGCTCAGAACCGAAATTAACATCACGAACCATTCTATAATTCATTTCTTTAAGACGATCATAAATACCCGCACCAATACCACCGACATCAACATATACCGCTTCAGGTGAATATCTGGCTATGGCACGAACAATCATCCCGACAACCTCCATAGTATTCTTGCCATTCACCTTGCCAATTCTCTCAGCTATACGTCCTTGACGTATATACAGTACCGTACTGTCATCGCCAAAACGAGCAGGATCAACTCCTATTATCTTTGGGGCAGAGTTATCGTTATCCGCAACTGCTTTGCGTGCTTTCTGTACAAACACTGAACTAATTAGAGATTTCTCATCTGATACGCTGAATGCTTCGGCTGGTGAGCTAGGATACTCGCGCATAAACAATTTTAGATCATTTCCAAGTTCACCTATCTTTTTCCGTCGCCACTGCATTTGTTCGCTATCAAGACCAAACAATTCTCCGTACTCAAAGTCTTCATCATTAAGATCAACACCAGATACGCGGTATTCTTGCTGCCAAAACCAAGGCACAAATATTTGTAGCCAGTCTTTGCTATTCCAAATATTATGGAACACATTACCAATACCATTGGCGGTAGACTCGAATATAATCTCTGTATTCTCACCAAGAGGAATGGTTTGCATAATACCTGCCAGATGATCCTCAGCAGATGGCCAGTATGCCACCTCAGAGTTATGTGTTGCACCATGCAACAAACAATAAGAGTGATCTTCATGATCTACTTCTAAGTCATATACTTCCATCAACCCAACTGGTTCAATGCTTTTTATTTTAGTCCAACAATAACCATCTTCAATCTTAAAATACTTCTGTTTATATATCCTAGTTGCAGAATTACATGATTTACCTATTTCATCAGATAACTTCTTTGCACCAATACCAGACAATCTAAGTATGTGTGCCTCCTGTTCATTTCTTCCGTATCGTACAGCAGCTTCTTTCCTTGATATAGTAGCCCAACCATAACCCAAAGATGCTAGTGCATCACGCATTCCAATAGATATAGATTCTCTTGTCGATGTAGCTGATACACGCAATGATTGTTGATCTCCGTGTCCATCTCCGGCAAAGTATCCAATTACCATTCCACGAACAAAATCTTTACCCATTCTGCGCCAATCTTTTGGAAGTATCTTTTCATCAACTCTACAAACCAAAGAATTGATGAAAACTCCGATTGATTTACCATTAGCTGAAACAATACAAGTTTTAGATTGTTTGCGTCTATTAACAGTAACAGAGTTATACAAATCACCGCAACTATTAAGCCATTCTACGGTTCTATCTACCTCATTTTCATGTACAGCAAACTGTACGGCGGAAGGATTATCTGGATATTTGTGTTGGTATTTAACAATTCCTTCAGCCAAATATAAACCAACTAATCTACCAATATTAAAATTCAGCTTGATCTTATCTGGAACTTTCTCAACGCATCCGCCACCTTGCTTACGAATACACCTAGGTATAGAAAATTCTAATTCTTGTATCTCATCTGTTATAACAGCTACCGGATAACCAATCTCATCACCCAAAGATATTGAACTAAGTTCCATCCATCCATCTCTGGTAAAGAATTTGTGTTCTCCTGAAGATAGTAAATCATAGTTATTAACACCATTTACTTTTACAGAATAACACTCTTTTGTTTGAGTGCTGACAAACGAAACTTTTGCAATATTATTATTATGTGTAATTACACTCTGTCCAACTTTAACATCAGATATATCTATAAGCCTTGATGTTAGTCCATCTATTATTTTTGTTCCTTTTGCCAAACACCCATGAAGCAATTGAGCGGTTACTGATCGCCCAGCACCACGATTGCCAGCGGTTGCTACCTTAAAACTACTATCCAGCTTAGAGAAGGATAACTCTTTGGCATTCGATGCTGACAACTCAGGCTTTAGCTGATCAGGCAAATTCTCGTAATACCGTTGAGTCATGCCAAACAAATTATCTGTTGCTGCTTGCTCGTGCGTAAGAATCAACGACTGAATACCAAAGTTAGTGCTTGTCTTATGAAAAAACCTTCCTTCAACGTAAGTGCTGCAGCCCATCTGCCGCCCTTTCAAAATTTCAGCGCGCACCATTCCTGTTTCTTGTAATTGTTTAGATAAAGCAGAATGGATATATTCTTGCGCAGAATTCATTCTAAACGGCACTATAGCACCAGCTTTATTCTTAACCTTTAGGAATCTATGCGCGTATTCCTTAAAATCATTGAGCCATTCATCAGCCATTACGTTGCTTTCTCAACCAATCTTCAAATGAGTTATCGGTTCCAGCATCATCAATCTTATAAACCTTGCGTTCAAGATTAACCAATGTGTTTAATGCATCAGATAGTTTCTTAGTACTATCCACACTGCCAGAAAACTCAATAGTTTTAATATAAATGTCATTCAGTTTATCGTTTCCAAATCTATCTGGATTCCTAAGCATTTCCCCAAGCTTTAATAAATCAGGCCTAACATCAATCTGATCGTTAAGCTCATCCAAAAGCTTCATAGCAATTGATCTGGCTTTGGTTACATCCCTGCGCTCATTGATAATAATTGATGCATTATTCTGTGCATTGCCATCTACTATCTGTGATTCTGTTGCTTCTGCGTACTGAGCGCGTACAGCTTCTCTGCGTACTATATCATCAGCTTTACTTTCTATCTTAGCCGATAAGTCCTTAATCCATCCCTCTTGCTTTGCTTTCTTGCGTACACCACCTTCAGTACAGCCATGTTTTTTTGCTATCTCTCTATTGGATAATATGCCTGGACGGTAATCTGCCTCAACTGCAAGCCAATCAATACTCTTTTTATTTTCCATTCACGCAATAAAAAAGCCGCTATGAACTTAATCATAAACGGCATAGACAATTTGGTTACTCTAGTAATTCTTATAACATATCTGGATTATGTTTGTCAAGAAAATAAACAGCATCGCCTTTTTTAAATAATTCACCACCATAAACAACATTATTATTAGCTAATTCTGCCTGTTCCTTAGTTAACTTAATAGGTTTTACATGACTCTTTTTAAGCTTGTCAGCAACATTTCTTAATTCATCAAGAGTCGTCACACCAACCCCTTATCAATCAACTTACTCTCAACACTAACAATTGCAACCTTATGCACATCATCCAACACACAATAAACCTTGTCGCTCACATCACCAACGCGATTATTATCACACTGCAAACCTTGCCTTATTTGTTCCTTGGTGATCCTTTCACCGCAATACTTTGCAACGATGTACTGTACTCCGCGCCGATACGCAATACCAGTTCCCAAACGAGATATGACTCGTTCCACAAGATCATTGATACACGTAAAATTTCTACCATATTTAGCCCCTATATATTGAGCGCACGACTTATCTTCCAACGTATCCACAATACGCACTATATCAGCAGCTTGTTGTATTGCTTCCTGTGCATTTAAACCGATCAGTAGATCATTCCTAGAACATGCTCCACTACCAAACATGCCAGCCATACTAGGGCGATCAATAATAACCTTTTCCTGCATCATATATGCCCAACTCAACGCCTTAGATACGTCTCTGAACATTATCTACCCCTATAATAGCCACAAATTAGGAATCCTATCATCACAAATTTTACAATCATGTTTATTTATAACATTAATCTTGTACGGAAATTCAATACCTATTCGCATAAGTTCTAAAATATTCTCATGAAGTATGTTAACTACATTATAACAATTACCATCATCTGAATTGATAGAAAAATAATTTCCATGTTTAACCGGGAAAGATTCCTTAAAAACCCCAATCAAAGAATGCCCATGCACAGATAATGCCATCATATAATTAACGCCTATCACCATCACGCCAAGCATCCTTCAATCCCTGTCTCACCGCAGTATCTTCCTGTAACTTATATTGCTTCTCTTGTTGCAACTGTATAAACCGTTGCTGCACTGGATCGATCTGGATAACTTGTGGCCTATAATACTGGCTAGCATCGTGTGTCTGTTGCTGATAACCACCATACACATGACTATCAGCTATAGCACCAGATGATGCAATCGCCATTAGTAATATTAGTTTGTTCATCATTTACCCACATCAGTAAAACTCAACAATGCCTTAGCATGAGCTATAGCAGATTCTTTTGTTAGATGTACAACACCTTTATTCATCCTAATCTCATCAACGCGACATCCAGACCATGTATTACTATAATACATGCCATCACTTGATATAGCTGGCACAAAATATTTTGTCCCACTTACCGGAGCAATAAACTCAGGTTTTGGAACCTCAATACCATTAATCATTATAACCTGTGGTATGCGTTCGTATTCAATATAACAATTCCACTCTGGATGTTTATAACAACTACCAAACTCACTCATTGATCTAGTTTTATATCTCCACAACTCCCAAGGCTTATCATTCTTTAATGCATCATGTGCATATAATGCCATTTTATCTGCGTGTTTATGTCCACTCATAATTCATTCTCCTTTAACACAAGATAACGCAATACGTTTCAAATCGTATTTGTAATAGTTAGAAATCATCATTCCGCCAAACATAGTAATTATTAATAATCCAGTCAATATTGCCATTAACTTATTCATATATTTCTCCAAAATAATTATATGTGTTGGTGGCAGAGGATGAGGTCTGCTTAGCGGCGTGTTATGCTCGGTTTCCCAGCACTACCCCATACGGTGGCGCTACACGCTTAGCCCCAGGTGTTTGCTCCGATTAGTCACATCATCACTGTGAATTACACCAACATGTTGGTGGCAGGCCACTCGAATCGAACGAGTCGTAAGCTTAACCTTCCGGTCTTGTCTTAACCAATTACCTGTCTGCGCTTTCCACCAACAAAGAAGCGGGCTGGGCTTGATACCAGCTACTGTTATTTGAAATAATCTCCTGTACAGGCCACGGCGCGCGCCGTTAACAGTTAAGGTCAGATCCATCCGCGTGTCCATCCACGCCGCCGCTTCTTTGTTAGTTCTCCGTGTCGTGGAGATGACGTGTTGAAGCCGTATTCCATGTTCGAGCGCCTTTTGTCTATGATCACTTAACAAGTAGGCGACGGCCATTCGCTATTTCCATCAACCAACAATTCAGGACTCTATGCCCTCGGCTCCTCAGCCACGCATTCGCGCACACAAAGCCCTGATCTGTTGGTCCTAGCGCTTACCCGGCTAGGTTAGGTACTGCATTATTACATCGTATCATTAATATGAATACACTGTACTGCCAACAACTGCCTGAATGATCCATAATTAGGGTCTGGATTCTTCATGGCCGGTGTTGTACCAGATGCATCAGGTTGTTGCAATGCTTCTGTGCGTATGTTATTAATTGCTGAAAGACATAAGCTTTGTGATGTAAACGGCAATCTGATTTGTTCTGTAAAATTAAATGCTGAATTAGCAGAACTAACCCACATACGCGCACCTTGGGCATACCAAATATCCGTAGCAAACACAGGCATAGCAAGCAAAGCAAACAACACACCAATAATAAGTCGTTTCATTTTAATCTCCATTTATATAAATTTGCCGTCTATCCGGCTGTCTTTTCACCGTCTCCGGTTAATTTTGGTTTGTAAATAATCTTTGGAACCCACCCAGCGAGTTCATTTTCCGCAACATCATCATCGTCAACAATAAAAAATCCAAACGAAAAATAAGCTTCCCTCGGATCTGGAGATTTTTTATGCCAAACTTCGATAAGCGTTCCGTCTTTTGGCGCATCACACATTGGCCTAAGTTTTGAAACTGTTAACGTGTCGATTTCTTGCAGTGAATTAATTAATAGCATTCTGACTGACATATTAAAAAGATACGATTTTTCTGAATCTAATAACGTTATCAATCTTTCTTCTGTTATGACTTTCATTTTGTGTTTTCCGATAGGATTTTACAAATACCATTAACAAGTTTTTTGTACTCATCAGTTCCATCAAAATAAAAACACGAATTTCCGATCACAAAAGAACATACATTATTTGATTTACCATCATTCTTTAATGGACAAGGCAACTCAACCACATTAAGCAAGAATGTTTTCTTTGTTTGTGGTTTTGTCCAGGAAAATTTTCTCCACTCAACATTATCAATATGCTGAACCAAGCAATCATAAACGTACAAATGCATATCCTCTTTGATGCTGCATTTGTTTCCACCACCCTCAAAGAACTCATCACCAACAAACACCGGCCTCCCTTCAAGTATTCCTAGGGCAAATTCATAATCACATTCATTTCCATTAAAATAAGGATACGCACCATCAATCTTCCCAATGTATTTAACACACACAGTTGGTCTAACCCCAGTCCCTTCACACATATCCAGCACGCGAGCCCATTCTCTATATAAGTCTGATTTTTTCATTCTTCTTCTCTCCTTATCCTATTAGCCATCAATCTATAACTCAAATCCAACTCATCAAAGTTAGCCATGATCTTTTGCTTCTCATACTTTGCTTCTTCAACAGTGCATTCGCAATATTCCCACACCAAGTTGTAATTATCAATACTGCTTTGGGGAGGTTTAAACGCTTTCATTTAAGCCTAACAACATACAAAGTATAGCCATACTCACCCATATATGTCTCAAACTTCCATCCACGCTTACAAGCAACCATATGAGCAGCAGCCCTTGCTCTTATAACATCATCCTTGCTATCAAGACTAAGCTCCTCTTCCTGCCCAACTTTCATTCCATCAAAAGGATACCGTTGTCTTTGTGTTTTATATTGTCTAGTCATTAATCAAATTATACGCAATTAAATTAATTATGCAAGTATTTTAGATAAATACTCAGTTATCATAATTAACACACCAAAACCCCAAAACATTACAATACCGCATACCAAAATAATACCTACAGCACGGTCTGAATTTCTTTTTCTTATAATCTCTTCTAACTGCAATTTTTCTAGTTCATTCATTTTAATCTCCCGGTTAGTTATAGCTATCTAAAAATTAATTATACTATTACACAATTACATGTCAACAGTTATTTAATAACATAACTGAAAAAGTACACATAAAACACATAACATAATGATTTTAATACTGAATACTTAATTTATTTTTGAGTGATACTTTGAGATTTTACCAGTTCAACTGAAATTCATTTTATATATCATTGGTTTACAACTGCTAGTCAAATAGTAATTTTTCCAAATATAATAAAAAAAAGATTTTTAGACGTAAAAAAAAGATATGTTTAAATATCTTATATTTAAATGTACTTCTCCCTATATATCTCTTTATATAGAGTATTATAATAAAGGGTATTTAAAGAAAATGAAAAAATCTTGCAGTAAGTCTACACGCGCTTATCCATTGGGTTTTAGCGATTCAACTGGTAAAATATGACTGCTTTCAGTCACTATTTTAACTCACAGTATAATTCAACTATTGCTAATCAAAACTACCATTCCACATCATTATCATCTACCGGCTCTCGACTACAGGCTTGCTGATGGCCCCGCCGCACCCTACCTTCGTTTCACAGCTAGACGTATGGATTGCCACACCACCACGTTTTGTTCCTCTTGGCATGGTATCCCTACCACCCTCACAGGGAGATTTCCCCGACCCGTTGCATATTTGATAATTATTGGAACAACCAAAACACGTACTTTCATACGCCACCATAGGCTACACTAACAAAAACAATATTGCAATATTATTTTATGAAACTTGATATTTGCATTAATTTAATCTATAATTAAAGTCCACAAACAAAATGGAGTTGTCATGAAAGAAAAGAAATTTAACTATGCTGCACAAAATTACGATCAAAGCATTGAGCTTTATGTTGCTCTCCCTGACATCAATGAAAGAGCCGGATTCTGGCAAAGCGAATATGATTCAAAATTAATCCACAGTAGAGCGGAAGATTATGTTCCTGATTGGCGTAATCGTATTGTTAATTTAAAAACACACCATTATAAAATTGTTGATGGATTATTAATCTCAGAAAGTAAAAGAGGTGGATTAAGAACTGGTAGCGGAAGAAAGAGAATTGATGAAGAATTAAAAAGAAAAAATGTAACAGTATCATTATCTAATTATGCTATAGAGATATTAAATAAAAATAACAATAAATCAAAATTTATTGAAGAATTAATATTAAAATCATGTTGACATCACACAAAATTAGTGGATAATTGAATTTGTATTACAAACAAACAGGACAAACAAAATGAAAATATACAAAATAAGCCAAAGACAGAACAATGATTATGATACATATGATTCAGCAGTTGTAATCGCTGAGAATGAAGATCAAGCAAGAAACATTAACCCTGATAAAGATAATGATTTGTTTATCAAAGATTGGAGCAATATGTGTTGGACTTGGTGTAATGGACCTAAGCATGTAACAGTTGAATATATTGGTGAAGCAAAAGAAGGGTCAGAAGTAGGTATTGTGTGTGCATCATTTAATGCGGGTTAAGGAGATAAAATGAACATAACAGACAAACAAGTAATTGAACACGTATCAAAGAAAAGCAAGAATCCACATGCCGCGATGATGGTTGAGTGGTTGTTGACAGGGAAGGAAGTGTTGTATCGTGGATGCAAGGTAACCAATCCATCATGGCTTCCAGATAACAAATACGAATTCAAATCAAAACAAAAACCTGCGTATCGGGTTTATATTGATCCAAACAAGATCACTCTAACCATTGATAGATATACCGATGGAACATACTCAAGCGAACTACCAGAAGATTGTATCTGGTTATCTGATTGGGTTGAGTATGATACAGAACAAGCCAAGCAATGGCCATCAGAACTTGTTGAACGCATATCAAAGATCAACCTTGAAGCAGCAGAATGGTTGCGTGATAATTGGGATGATATTAAGAAAGAATGTAGAGATGCAAAAAGATTAGATTGCTTAATGATATGGTATTCAAAACCACAAGGAAACAAATACTGGCAAGAAATATCCAAACAACTAGGAGAATAAGAATGCAAAAATCAATCGCACAATATGAATGGTTCAAAGCAATACTATGGTCAGTAATTGCCGTAACTGTGATCATTGGCGTAACTGGAAGGATGGCGCAAGAAGAAGAATCACTCAAAGCAGAACAACAACATAAAATGGAGCGTATGTAATGGAAGAACTAATCAACAAAGTAGAACAATGGGCGCATGATCAAAATATCATAAATGGTTCTGACTCAAAAACACAGATGTTGAAATTAATATCTGAAATTGGAGAACTTGCAGACAACATCAATAAAGGCCGTGATTGCCGTGATGATATTGGTGATTGCCTGGTTGTGTTGACAATTATTGCAGCACAACAAGGAATAACATTAATGGATTGTTTGTCTGTTGCCTACAACGATATTAAACAGCGTAAAGGAGTGCTTTACGATGGGGTATTTATTAAAGATACTGACGATGCTTATGATGATGCGGTTAAAATGATTGCATCTAGATTGAATTTACCACAATCACTACAGGAGCAAGCATGAAAACAATAGAGCCAGATGATGTTGTGGCAGAAATGCCAGATATAGATCATGTTGCGTCTCAAGCTGCGGTTGCGTGCTTAATGGATATGATAACAAGCAAGGAAGATGTTGTTAAATCTTCAGCAAAGATAGCGGTTATCTTCTGCATGGGCGCGCAATACGCAATGAAACACATGGAGTCTAAGAAAGCGGCAGACGAACTTTTAAAAGGATATCAAAATGCGAAAATTGACTAGGGAACAGATGAGAGATTGTGGATGCAATGCATTTAGTGAGATTATTCTTGAAGGAAATAAATCTGCATTTAAAGATATTGATGCATTCCTTAAACAAGAAAAATCCAAACTACCACTTGAAGCACAGATACACCTTGACTATCTAACCTGCCACAAAGATGTTTTGTTTGAGATAACATTCATCGACAAGGAAGAAAAGAAAGAAAGCATTACTGATGGATTGCATGCATCTGGATATGGACCTTCCTTTCAAGAAGGATATAGAAAAGCATTGCATGATGTGAGGGCAAAAGAAAATGCCAAAACCAAATGAGATACGCATAGAGCGCGTAAATGCTCGTATCACACAAAAGAAAGCAGCTAAACTAGCTAATGTACATATTAACACTTGGCACAATTGGGAAACAGGGAAGTCAAGAATGCCTGAAGCTATATTTAACTATTTTAAAGTAATAATAAACGGAGGTTGTAATGTTTAATTTTGGATTTAAGTATCTGGCGCAAGATAAAAATGGCGATATATGTTTTTTCAGAAGTGAGCCGATTACTATTAAAGGAAAATGGTTTTGTGATGAATACTTCTGCGTATTAGAAGGACGTAATTCAATAAATGACTGGCAACAACGAATCGTAAACTTAGAAGCACACTGGTTTAAGATCGAAGATGGGTTGCTGGTTCAGACAAATAAACGTCCACATGCGGACTTAGCTGTTAAGTATTTTCTTGATGATAATGTTGAGGTTGAGTATTTTGAACATCCTGAATGGGAATATACAAATGAACCGGTATTTGATGTTAATTGTAAATACCGAGAAAAACCAAAACCTACACCAGAAAAAGAAATCTGGTATAGGAATTATTTGGATGATGACGGCAGCATTAAAGTATTAACAAGCAATATAAGTGTTGGATGGCCACCTGTACAATATATATCCAAACCCAAGAAACTAAAAATCAAGCCTTAAATATCACCCTAGTCAAGCCGGATCTGTGTTTTATTTCCATGTCCTTAATATACACAGATCCTCTCTCGGCTAACAAATCAATAGCATCGTTAACCAATGCCTTCTTAGATCTGTATTTGTTTACTATCTTTCCTACAGTGATACCTTGATCTCCAATGCTGCACATAATCTTTGCGGCCATAGCAGACACCGGATCGGACTTCTCTTTAACATTAGAATAGGCTAGAAGCGTTTTATATTCGATGTCCCTACGGACATATTCAACCGCCCAATTAACATGCTCTAATGTTCGCTCTGTGCCACCCATAGCTAGGATAAATGATACCTTCTCCATCATTTCATAACCGCGTCGCACAACTGCTTCAAATCCAGTATGCTCAGTATGCTTGTCTGCTTCATCAAAAACCCAATCTGACGCATCATCCAATGCTCTTTTGGCTTCTTGTGTTGTGGTGATTACTGTTTTCTCTCCACGCGATTCAACACGGTTATCAAACATATTGTATTCACCATTAGCGCACAATCCGCGTATCTTGAACTTGAGTGATTCGGGCATTTCAGGACATTCAAAGTTTTTCTTCGGCCTTGGATTGGTGTTTGGTTCGTTGATTAATAATGCCCTACCAAGAAACCCGCTTGTGACAGATTCAAATGATACGCAACTATTAAATATATGTGGTTCGCTGAATGAATTTATTGATAAAAATGGATTCTTCAAACCCTTATCAATGTCATTCATGGATTCTTGAATTGACTTTATTCTTGCTTCTATTGCTGGGGATGATTTTCCTTGATCCAACTTCTTATTTAATGCAGCCATTTCTTTGTTGAGCTTTTCTTTGACATCATCCCTCAAATCTCCTGATAGCAGGAATCTACCGCTGGCTTTGCTATATGCTGATAACAACATGCCTAGTACGCCTTGCAAGTATGCTGCCCCACCGGATTTATGAGAGCTTTCAAGCTGCCTCAAGAAATGACCAACCTCATCAATGTTGTAGAGTGCCGATTGATGGCGCAGTAAGTTCCTAACAATTTCTTGCTCAGACTTTATCTTGCCATGCACTGCACCTGACATACCGGCTTCAATCATTAATTCGTTGAATGCCTGGAATACTGAGTCTTTACCGGCGCTTGACCCGGCTATCCCGAATGCAAAAAGATTACTTGATAGTTTTTGATTGTCAATAACGTGGTTTAATCCTCCTATATTGCCAACTGCCACCAATGCTGATAGTGGCGCTAAATGCTCCATAGGAAAGCGGCATTGACTGTTAATATAGTCAGTTACCTCACCGACTAATCCAGGCGGGTGCTTTAGGTCAAGGGTTGGTTTCCATATATCTTTTTTTGTTGCTTCTTGTTGATCATCGCCAAAGTATCGGCGGGCTAGTTCATCCAGCTTGTTTTGCAGGGTTTCTTTTGTCATTTATACAGAACCACATTGATTTGCCATAGCATTAGCTATACCTTGAAATGTACGGCTTCTACCTTTTGCATTGGTTTTTGCATACCATTTTGAATTTGATACAGAACCATCTTTTCTTGTATATCTTTCGCCATGATTATCCATTATTTTTGTTGGTATTAAATACGGTAAATTTTTTAGCCACAAACAAGTTCTTTTTGATAGTTCATGCCCAAATTGCCAGGGTTGAATGATTTAATTGTATTTTGGCAAATCCGCATATTTGTGTGGAATTGGATTTTCTACACATATCATTCTGATATCTGAATTCAAAAAACGTAAGAACATTTCTCTACCATCTTTCATAAGATCCCATCTTTCGGGACGTATATGCAAATAATGTGCACCTGGTACACATAGATAAGTGCAAGGAGGATGAGCTATCATCAAATCAAAGCCATCATTGATAATATCAAATACATTACCTTGATAATGTTTGCCAGGTCTTTCACTCGGGAAAAGATCACAACTTATTGCATCGTGCCCTTTTGCTGTAAAAGCGTCACGAACAATGCCACTGAATTCACATGCCACAAGAACTCTCATCTAATTATCCTCTTAGTATATTCCAAAGAAGCATTAATACGACTAACCGCTAATTTTAGCCGATCATGCTCATCGGTTGTTATTGATCCATTGTTAAGCATATCATTGCTTATGATGTGAACTACAAGCGTTTCAAACGCCAGTCCCTCTAATACTTGTGGTGACTCATGATAAAGTCTTTTCTGCCTTGGTTGTGATGCATCGTAATTATCTGATGGCGGGAATAAATCAGTTATCTCAAACCCAATTGAATCACATATGGACTGTGCTGAACATCCCTGTGAAAAGCATCGCAACAGAATAGTACCATTGTCATCTTTGATGGATAATGACGGATGCTTCTCACCGCAAGCAGGGCAACAAGCCATCCATCTATTGCCACCACGCGAACGAACCTTATCAAGTCTTACTAGGAATGTTTCGATTGTCATTCTCTGTTTTCTTTATCCATTCGCGTATTGTTGATAATTTCCAAATATTATTCTTGTTTGGATAATTTCTCATTTTAGAATTTAATGAAGCATCAGGTTTGGGTATAATGCCACGCTGATAAGCTAAAGTTATAGAGCTGGAGTTTTTATATCCAAATATCTTAGCAACATCACGACTATTCAGGTTTGCATCATCAGGTAAGTCTTTAAAATACTCGGGTATTTTTGGTTTTTGTTTCATTGTTGTTACTCCACAATAACTTCAATTTTATGCTCATTTTCTACACCATAAAATTCTATGTTACCTGCATTTTTCTCAAACCATTTTGAGATGTGGTCTTGAAGATCATTAATTTGATCCTTGGTAAGATCAGATAAATAATCTTCTGCAACCTCTCCGCACTCATCATATGCGCGTTCCTTAATTGACTCTATAATGTAGCGTGAGTTAATAAAATCACTATGCTTAAAACGTTTTGCATTGGCTTCCCATATTTCTACTTTGTCTCCAACTGCATGATATTCTTTTAGATTATCCATGACAGTACAATAGTCATAATAAAGTTCGTTGTTTGTTGAATAACATAAATCTTCTTTATTTTGCATTTTCTTTTTTCTCCAAATAAGTCGATAGTTTTTCTATTGTTGAATACTTTGCATCAGATCCATTTACGAATCTATACAACACCCTATAACTAACGCCAGAGTTCTTTGACACGGCTGTAAGATTGCAATCTTTTAATTTATTCTTTATTTCTTGAGGGGTCATAATTTTACCTATTCATTAAATAATTTTGCAAAAGAGTTGACATATTATCCTATGTTGTGAAACAATTCAATTGTTAATTTTATTTGGAGATAAAGAAATGAAAAGTTTTAATCAAGAATTGAAAGATGAAATCGTTGCGGAAATAATTAAACATAGAGAACAAGATCAAATTATTCAGGGAACTTATGGAGAGAAAATTAATGGTGTTTGGAGAGGATGCGCTGTCGGTTGCGCTATTCATTCTTTGAATTTGAAGAAAGGTAAGGATCTTGAGGTGTCATCTCATTCGGTATATGAAACAGAATTTGGTATACCAAAAATTCTAGCAAAACTTGAAGATAGAATATTTGAGGGATTGTCTGTAGAAGATTCAAAATTATGGCCAGAGAATTTTATGTCAGCAATTCCGGTTGATTCTGATTTATCTTTGGTATGGCCTAAAATTGCTGTTTGGTTATTAACAGATGAAAAATATGGTGTTATTCAATATGCAAAAAATAAAGAAGTTATTCAAAAAGTTTCTGATCTATATTCGGATATTATAAATGGTAAAAAAGTAAAAAAACAAGAATGGAAATTAGCGCATAAAAAAGCTGCTGATACTGCTGATTATGCTGATGCTGCTGCTTATGCTGATGCTGCTGCTTATGCTGATGCTGCTGCTTATGCTGCTGATGCTGCTGCTGCTGCTTATGCTGATGCTGCTGCTTATGATGCTGCTGCTTATGCTGCTGCTGCTTATGCTGATGCTGCTGCTTATGCTGATGCTGCTGCTTATGCTGTTGATGCTGCTTATGCTGCTGCTGCTTATGCTGATGCTGCTTATGCTGCTGCTGATTATGCTGCTGCTGCTTATGCTGATGCTGCTTATGCTTATGCTGATTATGCTTATGCTGCTGATGCTGCTGCTTATGCTGCTGATGCTGCTGCTGCTGCTGCTTATGCTGCTGCTGCTAGGAAAAATTATTTTAAGATAATGTCTGAAAAACTAATTGATATATTAAAGGATGCTAAATAAATGACAGACTACATAAACAAAGCATCAAAGCCGAAGATTAAGCCACCGATGATTACACTCGTTGCCTTTCCTGCTGCTGGGAAAACAACGCTTGCCGCCTTATTTCCAAAGCCCATCTTTATCCAGGCAGAAGATTCTGGAACAGTGTTTGAAGTATGGCCAGAAGATAGGCAACCTTTGTTACTAAAGCAATTACCCGAAGCTAATAAGAAACATAGCATTAGCCCAAGGCAAACAATATTTGATCAGTTACAAGAAATATATCAAGCAGATCACAATTATGAAACATTGGTAATTGACACTACAACAAGCTTGCAGGCATTATTTGAAAACGAAATTGTACGGCTTGAAGATGATGAAAAAAGCATACAAGATTGTCGCGGAGGATTCCAAAAAGCTTATGATATTGTTGCTGGATATCATAAAGAAATAATCCAGAAATGCTTGAAGATTCGCGCAAAGCGCAATATGACTATTGTGTTCTTGGCTCATACTGATGAATACAAGCGCAAGAATCATCCTGAGATACCAGATCCATATACTGTGTATGGTATGCGTATGCACAAGAAGTCACGCGAGTATTATATATCTGAATGCGATGCGGTGATTTACATCAAGCAACATGAAACAGTTGTTGGTTCTGAATCCGATAAAAAAGGTAAGCAAACAAAGGCAGGAAGGATTAAGAGAAGTGCTGACAGAACATTGATAACATCAAGCGATGGTGTAATGGGTTTTATTGATGCGAAGAACAGATATAACATGCCAACAGAAATTGACTTCATTCTTGAAGATCAATATAAACCTTGGGAAACAAAAAACCCATTGTTTGAATACATCCCGTTTTTTAATGGCGGAAACGTTAAGCATGAAGTAAATGAATCAATAACACAGGAAGAAGAAAATGAACGAGAAGAAACTGAAAACAGCGATAGCTGAGGCACGAAGGTTTTTAGTAAAGGCCCATGAGTTGGATAAGCAACAATGGAAGTATGGTGTTACCGCAGCAGCAGTAAAACGATCGAGTATGGATTTAACAAGAGCATTGGCGGATTTGAGGAGACATGGGTAATGAGTAAGAATAAAGTTCGTTTCTACTGGCCATACATTCCGCCATCGCTTGGTAATCCAATAAAAATGGAGTCATATAAACATCAATCATTATTACAATTGATTAAGAGTTTATTTATTAAAGGAACTAAATAACAATGGATGAATTAACATTTGAGTTTGTGCAAAATTATGAAGTACAGGACCCGTTTTATCGTGTTTCTGATATTGATGAAGATTATATTTGTTTGATTGAATATGATAATGGATATTGGTTTGCTGGAAAATTCTCAACCAGATTCAGTATTAATGAGGTTTATTTGTCTGCAATTGCAAATAAACTTGACGAACTAAACGAATCAACACGCAATCAACGTATTTTTAACTGGTTTTAAAAGGAGAAGCAAATGGCACGAGATTTTTGGAGTGATATTGATGAATCAGATGGTGAGTACGAACCGCCAAAGTTTGAGCTGTTACCGGAAGGCGAAAGAGTTCAAGCAAATATTCTTAAAGCAGAATGGAAAACAGTTGAGGATTTTAAGACTAAAGAAGATGACAGAATAATCTCTATTCTAATTGAGGTTGAATCTGGCGAATATAAAGGTAGGAATCTGTTCGGCTCCTTGAAAGTTTATAATCCAGATAGCAAGCGTGCTGAGCGTGACAAGACAATGCTGGCCGCCATTGACAAGAATGCCGGAGGTAAACTCAGGGCATTGGGACGCGAACCTGATGACGATGATCTACAAAAATATCTTGTGAATAAGTCAATGGTATTTGTTGTTGGTCTTATGGAAAATGGCGGAAAAGACGGCAAGGGCATGAATTATCTGCAAGGTGTTTCTTCTGGCAAGAGCAAATCATCTCAGCCAGCTCAGAAGCGTGAAGAAGTTCAACAATCAAGTAAAGCGCAATCCAAGTCAAGAGCCGTTGATTTAGATGAGGACATGGACCTTCCGTTCTGATATTAGTTAATTAAATCAACAACTTAGCCGCATATAACGCGGCTATTTTTAACAAACAAATATGGATATACAACAAAAGCAAATCAACTGGATGATAAGTTTTGGTGTAATGAAAGTTCCGCCGGAATCCATATATCAGGAGATTATCAAGCAAGCAGAAACACCATACAAAGAACCAAAGATAAGGCCGTCTCGTGGTGGAGAAGGATTTGACTGGACACCAATTAAACGCGGTCTCAGGAAAATGGAAAAGGCAATATACGTTATTCTGAAACGTGGCGATATTGTTACAGCACAAGAAGCTTATGAAATATTGCTTGAAAGAGATTTTATTCCGATTAGTGTTTATAACAGAAAGATGAGTTTGAATCGCTTCAATTTCTACTATCACAAGATTAGAAAAGAGCATGGCATTGATGATGGTAGATTGTATAAGATCAATTTCATCAAAGCAAACTATCAAGAAAAAACACCTGAATCAATGGCGATATTATTAAGCACAACAACAAACTACGTTAAACAAGTTATTAGACAAATTAAAAAGGGATTAAAATGACAACTGATATTATAGTACAACTACCAAAACAAGATGCATTGCAAGTGTTCGTTACTGATGGCGGTATTGATCCATACATCGAGAAGATACGCGAAGAGGCATTATCATTAGTGCCTGACATAAGCACCAAGAAGGGGCGCGCAGAAATTGCCAGTATGGCTGCTAAGGTTGCAAGATCAAAAACATATCTTGAAGATGCCGGAAAACAACTGTGCGATCAAGAGCGTGCAAAAATTGATTTAACATTATCCGCTGTGATGGCATCAAGAAAACTCATCAAACAGAAACTTGATGATCTGCGTGATGAGGTTCGTAAGCCATTAACAGATTGGGAGAATGCCGAAGCAGAACGTAAAGGAAAGATTGAATCACGCATTGAAGCAATGAAGCGGTTGCCAGAAATTGGCAGCGACTTGATTGCGCTACAAAAACATTTGAAGCGCCTGGAATCAACTGAGATTGATGAATCTTTTGGTGAGTATACTGCTGATGCTGCCATTGCCAGAACTCACGCAATACGTGACTGTAACATTCGTATTAATAATCAAATCAAGATTGAACAAGACCTGAAAGAACTCGAAGAATTGCGTATCAAGAATGCCGCACAAGAACAAAAAGATCGTGAAGATGAAATAGCAAAACAAGCCGCATATATTGCAACACAAAAAGCAGAGCGCGAAGCACAAGCAAAGATTGATGAGGCTAATACTATTATTGAGCGTGAACGTGCAGCAAAAGAAGAAAAAGCCAAAGCCGATGCAGAAGAAAACGCACGCATAGCTGATGCAGAATACCGTCAACGTGTTATTGAGGAGTCTATCCAATCATTAGTTGATAATGGTTTTGGTAATGTTGAATCTGGTGTATTAATTGGCCTAATACTGGATGGTGTAATTAAAAACATCTTCATTAAATTTTAAGGAAAAATCATGGCCACAAGAATAAAATATGAAATAGGTGGGAAAGTTGTTCCGTCACTAAACAAGATACTTGACAACTGCAAAATTGGCGGGATAGGTAACTTGCTTTATCGTGCTAATCAAGCCGGTTTATCAGGAAGGCAACTCAAGGATGCCGGTGAAGATAATACTAATGCTGGATGGTTGGCGTTTAAGCGTATTGATATGATATTAAATAATACAGATATTGATATTGATCTTTACTCTGATTCTTGTATTGATAGATCAGAAAATTGCGTTGAAAGTGCTATGGATTGGGTTAATAACAATGAATGTACAAAAATAATAAAAAACCTAACACTCGTATCTGAGTCACTTGAATATGGCGATACGTTCGATGTCTTCTCAACAAAAGATCATCCATGCTGTTTGGTGATGCCGCTTATTCAAAACGAAGTATATCCAGAGAATTTAATACGCCTTGCGGCAAGAGTTAATCTGCTCAGAGAAAATGGAATCGGCGATGTGACAATGGCATATATTCTTCGCGTGAACAACCCCAAAGATATTAATGATCCTGTCGTACTTGATGTGCGTGAGTATGATGAGTTTGAATATCCGTTAGAAGTGTTTCATGCTATGAGAGAAATTTATACGATGCAGGATGTTTTGAAGACTTTGGTATGATTAATGTATAATAACACAAGCGGATAGTAGGCATACGATAAGCCAGCTAGTCACTGGTTTCCGCGCTTTAAATTGACTATCAACTACACTTAGACTGATGCGTATCTTGGTTTTATCTAATAGAAAACAATCAAAGTTAAATAACTTAATTTATTACTTTACTGGGAAAAAATGCAAGAATAATCATATAAGCAATAGACTTACATCTACCGGGCAATGTAGAGAGTGTTTAAAAGCAAGAGATGAAAAAATAAAAAACAATAAAATATTAAGAGACAAAAAAAATCTAAGAAACAATATATGGAGAAAAAATAATTCAGAAAAAACAAAAAATTATTCTAAAAAATATTATTCTTACAAAGAAAATATTAACAAAAGAAATATAAGAAATAAGATATTTCATGAGAAATATAAAAAAGATATAGAATTTCTTAAAAAGAAAAGAGAAATAGCTTTGCTATGGCAGATAAATAATAAGGAAAGATCAAATGCAATAAAGAGAAACAGAAGATCAAAAATAAAAAATGCAGAAGGGAGTCATGATTACAGAGATATTATAGAAATATTAATTAAACAAGATTGGCTTTGTGCTGAGGCAACTTGTAGAAAAGATATATCACATGATAAATATCATGTTGATCATATCATGCCGATATCATTAGGAGGAAGTAACTGGCCTGAAAATCTTCAGTGTTTATGTCCGCCATGTAATTTAAGAAAAAGTTACAAACATCCAGATGTATGGAATGCTGAAAACGGAAGATTTTTAAATGAATAAACTAAGGCCATATCAACAAAATGCACATGATGCTGCAATATCATGGATAAAGAGAAATACTGCTCCGGCATTAATTGAAGCGGCAACCGGAGCTGGAAAGAGTCACATGATAGCTGCTACTGCTGAAACATTTTACAATATATCAGGTAAATATGTTTTATGCACAGCTCCAAGTGCTGAACTTGTAGAACAGAATCACGCTAAGTTTGTTGCAACAGGAAATAAAGCTAGTATTTTTAGTGCTTCTCTTGGGATAAAATCATTGCGTTATCCTGTAGTTTTCGGCACTCCTGGTTCAATAAAGAATAGTATTAGTAAATTCGGCTCAAAGTTTGGATTAATTATTCCTGATGAATGCGATGGAATAACTCCAACAATGAGGTTTATTATTGAAGCGATCAGAAAGGAAAACTACAATCTTAGAGAGATAGGCTTTACCGCAACTCCTTACAGACTTGGCACTGGATTAATCTATGCAATGGATGAGAATGGAAAAATGTCATCTCCAAGTGAGTGTAGAGATCCATATTTCACCAAGAAAATATATACAATAAGGGCGAGAGAATTAATCTCTCAAGGGTATCTTACTAATCCAGTTATTGGTGCTATTCATGGCGATCATTACGATACCATGAATATGAAAATAAATGGAATGGGAAAATTCTTTCCTGCTGATATTGATAAAGCATTTGTTGGACACGACCGCAAGACCTCGAGAATAGTTCATGATGTGATAGAGCAATCACAATATCGTCGTGGAGTTATGATATTTGCTGCAACAGTGCAACATGCAATTGAGATCATGGCTTCACTTCCAAAAGAATTGAGCCGTATGATTGGCGGAAAGATCAACACTGGAACACAAGAAAGAAGAATATTTGTTTCTGATTTTAAACAAATGAAGTTCAAATATCTTGTTTCAGTGGGGACTATGAATGTTGGAGTTGATTTTACTCATGTTGATGTAATTGTATTTATGCGATCAATGGAATCAATAAGGCTTATGCAACAAATGGCTGGGCGTGGTTCTCGTGTTGAGTATGCAGAGGGATACCCAATAGATACAATTGAAGAAAGATTGTTATCTATATTATCTGGTCCAAAGAAAGATTTTTTGATTCTTGATTATGGTGAGAACTTCGAACGTCATTGTGGCGATTCTGGCGATCTATACAATCCTAAAATAGAAGCAACAAAGGCACCTGGTGGAAAGGGAGGTTTGGTTGTTAAGTGTGAGCTATGCCAAGTAGAAAATGAAGTAACAGCAAGACCTAATGATGATGGTTTTGGTATTGATGAGTATGGTTATTTTGTTGATCTTGATGGAAATAGAGTTTTAACAGATGATAAACAACATTTCCCGGCTCATTTTTCTAGGAGATGCTATGCGTTACACAGACAATCTAATGGTAAATATGAAAGATGTGATTATTATTGGAGTTATAAAGAATGTCCTGAGTGTAAAGAGAAGAATGATATTGCTGCTAGATACTGTGGAGAATGTAAATTTGAGCTGATAGATCCTAACAAGAAATTAGTTGACGATTTTAGATCAAGGAAGCGTGATCCATATCAAATGCAATGTGATAAAGTACTGGCTTGGAGTTTTGATAAAACATTATCTGCCGCAGGTAACGAAGTATTAAAGGTTTACTTCACAACTGAACACAGATCATTCACGTGTTGGTTCCAGGTGCGTAGCAACAAGGCATACTTTATTAAGCAATATGAATCTTTAGTAAAGGCTACTGATGGATTGGATCATCCGCCTGATACGGTAACATATAAAAAAGAAGAAAGTGGTTTTTATTCGGTATATGCGTTTAATCAAGATGAGGATAGACTATGAAATACAGAATAATAGCAGAATCAGAAGATGAGGAATTAGCTGAATTGGAGTTTGATTCAGAACGTGGAAGTGTTGGTTTTTCGTATTCAATAAAGGATTCATTTTTAACTCAAGCTCTATTCGATGATTGTGTGGACGCTATTGAATCGGCAATCAATCCATCAAGATACAAATACAAGAATACTTTGCATTGATATGAAAATACCAGAATCTATACGTGTATATGGAGATATAAAGTTCAGAGGAAAATGTCCAAGAGAAAGTTTGGAGCAAATTACTTTTGTAAATATGGTAAGGGATCAATATCCAGATACTCACGGCCTAACTTTATTTCACGCAAAGAATGAATCCAAATTAATAAGAGGGCAATTTCATGCTATCAATAAAGACAAAGCTATGGGAATGGTTAAAGGGTGCCCGGATATTCACGATCATGGTAACCCATCATTCTGTATGGAAATAAAAAGGCAAGATCATACTCAATCTGTTCTTGAAGATGAGCAGCTATCGTACCTAATAGCAGCTCAGAAGCAAGGTGCTTTTTGTTGCATAGCTCTAGGCCATGATGCCGCAATGGAAGCATTTAACGATTGGCGTAAACTTTTAACTTGATATATTTTGTGATTGGTTTATAATTAAATTTATTTAATAAGGAATAGAAAATGACATTTTATATAAACAGCAACCTGTCACCAACAGAAGCGATAAGTATGTACAAAGAACTACAAGTTCATCCGATCATTGAGCAATGGGCTGAAATTGCTGAGAGATATGAAGGTAATGAATGTCCAATAACAAATGAAGATATTCAAAGAATAATTGATGACAAAACATTGACAAGCGCTAAGAAAGTTAAAGAAGCTTTGATGGAATTTTTAACCTATGAATGATTATTTAAAGTTCCTTGAGACAAAGAAAACCGCTCATATACCGAGTGGTTTTGATTGTAATAATTTGCATGATGTTCTTTTTGATTTCCAAAAGGCAATAGTTAAGTGGTCATTGAAGCGTGGTAGATCAGCAATCTTTGCAGATACAGGATTGGGAAAGACGCTTAAGCAAGTTGTTTGGGCAGATGAAGTATCAAAACACACTAACAATAATGTTCTGATATTTGCGCCCTTGTGCGTAGCAATACAAACAAAGAATCTAGCAAAAGAGAAGCTTGATATTAATATACATTACACAAGATCACAAAAAGATTGCAAGCCAGGAATAAACATAACAAATTACGAGATGATGAATGAATTTGATCCATCAAAATTTCAAGGAATTGTTTTAGATGAATCAAGCATAATCAAATCGTATGATGGAAAAACAACTCAGGCAATAATAGACTTCTCAAGACTCATTCCGTATCGTTTGTCTTGCACTGCCACACCATCCCCGAATGACTTCATGGAGCTTGGTAATCAGGCTGAGTTTGTTGGTGTTATGAGCCGCGAAGAAATGCTGGCAATGTTCTTTATTCACGATGGTGGAGATACTGCAAAGTGGAGATTAAAAGGGCACGGAGAGCGCAAGTTTTGGGAGTGGCTGTCAACATGGGCGGTTGTTATTAGAAAGCCATCTGATCTAGGATTTGATGATACTGGATATGATCTTCCACCACTGATAATGCATGAGCATATACTTGAATCAGAATCAAATGATGGAAGTTTGTTTGCATCAGCAGCACAGGGATTAACCGAACAACGAAAGGCGAAACGTGAGAGTATGAATGATCGTATTGCTGCGGTTGCTGATATGGTTAATACATCTGATGATCCCTGGATGGTTTGGTGCCATTTGAATGATGAGAGTGTTGCTCTAGGAAAGGCAATAAATGATTCTGTTACTGTTGCAGGATCTGATTCTATGAAGCACAAAGAAGATTCTTTGATGGGGTTTTCTGATGGATCAATTAATAGATTGATTAGTAAAAGTTCTATATGTGGTTTTGGGATGAACTGGCAACACTGCAACAATACTGCGTTCGCTGGTATTGATAACTCATTTGAATCAATGTATCAAGCCATAAGAAGGTTCTATCGTTTTGGTCAAACAAAGCCGGTGAATGTGCATCTTTTTTTATCTGAATCAGAAGTTTCTATACTTGAAAACATCAAACGTAAAGAACGTCAACACAATGAAATGTCTGCTCGAATGGTTGAGCATATGCAAGAATTCATGAAAAAGGAGATTTTTGGAATGAAGCAAGAGAAGACTGAGTATAAAAGAGATGTGGTAAAAACAGACAAGTATGAGATACATCTTGCTGATTGCGTGGAATTAGCTTCAGAGATTGATACTGGGTCGGTTGATTACACTCTGTTTAGTCCGCCTTTTTCCTCAATGTATTGCTATTCCAACTCCGATAGAGATATGGGCAATAGTGATGGCGATGAATTTTACAATCACTTTAAATTTCTTGTTGATGAAATGTTTCGTATCACTAGACCAGGAAGGCTATTGTCATTTCATTGCATGAATCTTCCTACATCAAAACAAAATGATGGGTTTATTGGTATTAAAGATTTTCGTGGCGAACTTATACGGATGTTTGTTGATGCCGGGTGGATTTATCATAGCGAAGTTGTAATCTGGAAGAACCCAGTTACAGCGATGCAGAGAACCAAAGCACTGGGACTTCTACACAAAACTATACGCAAAGACTCATCAATGAGTCGCCAAGGCATACCTGACTATCTGGTAACAATGCGTAAGCCTGGTGTAAATGATAAACCAATACAGCATTATCGCGACGAGAAAGAATGCGTTGAGAATGACGGAGATGAAAGCAAAATATTTCTTGTTGATCTATGGCAACAATATGCAAGCCCTGTATGGATGGATATAAATCCATCAAGAACATTGCAATATCGCGCTGCACGAGATAACGAAGATGAGCGCCATATCTGTCCATTGCAGCTTGATGTTATTGAAAGAGCATTGGAATTATGGACCGCAAAAGATGATGTTGTTTTCAGCCCATTCATGGGTATTGGTTCTGAGGGGTTCTGTTCTGTAAAAATGGGCAGGAAATTTATAGGATCTGAACTCAAGGAATCATATTTTAATCTTGCCGTTAACAATATGGCGGCAGCAGAAATGGAATCAAGTATTGAATCACAATCACTATTCGCGGAAGAAGAAAATGACAACATTTAATAAAACAGAATTAGCAGCTAAGTTTGGATTGGTTAAGAACGTTATAGCAAAGACATCAACACTCAATCATTTGAAGATGCTTAATGTACGGGTCAACAAAAACAAATTCAAGTTGACTGGCAGCAATGGAGAGATACAAGTTACTGCAACAGGCGAATGTAATGGTAGTGAGTCATTCAATGTATGCGTTCTGCCGTCAACATTCTCTGTAATGCTTGGGTCTGCAAAAAATGACATTATCATCAGAGTTCAAGATTCGGTAATGTCAACTCTAAGCGGGAAATCTACATTCAATATCTCATGTATTGATGGTGACTTATATCCACTGCTAAAGATTGATGGCAATGTTAATAAGTTCAACTTGAGAGAATTGATTGTATCGGTTTATAAAGGATCATCAAAGAATCAGTCAACACCGAATCTATGCGGAACATTGATTGATATAAAAGATGGTATTGTTAATGCAGTGGCTACAGATTCACGGATTATGTTTGTCAACAAAGAAAGCATTAATGCGGAAGATTCTCAGGTTATTATTCCTAATTTATCAGCAGAATATCTTGCAAGCAATGACACTGATGGATTCTTGGTGTCAGGAAATGCTTTAAAAGCAACATCAGAACAAAATAACATAGAAATAATATGCAAACTTATTGATGCTAAATATCCAGATTGGCGTAGGGTTGTATCTGTTTACGACAAAACATTTACTGTTGATCTTGATGAGTTGGTTGGTGCAGTATCAACAATCAATAAGATTGAATCAATTGTTTCAGTTAATCTTAAATCATCTGATGATGTAATGAATGTTTCAGCAAGAGATAAGTCAGGACAATCATTCATGAGTGAGATTGAATTTGATGGCGATGAAGTTGATATTGCAGCAAGTCCAGAAAATTTATTAAAATGTCTTCAATCTGTTGACTGCGATAAAATAACAATAGGATTTGATGATAAGAAGGGAATTCAATCAATCAATGGTAATCATATGTTTTTCTTGTCTGGTTATAAACAATAGGAGATTAAATGACAGCAGATGATAAACAAGTTGGTGGCAATCATTATAAAGGTGATGCAATACAGCCTTGGAATTTCATAACATCAAATAATCTAGGGTATCTTGAAGGATGCATAATCAAGTACGTGTCAAGATATAAAGACAAAAATGGGATAGAAGATTTAAAGAAAGCAGCGCACTATCTTGAAAAATTAATAGAAGTTGAGTCGAATAAGAAGTAGTAAAAATGAATAATATGCTAATAGATATATTGGTGGCAAATTATATCGATGCATTTAGATGCTCTGATGGTGGATATGTTCATAGATTCAGAGGGTGGATGATCCACGATAAAATGACTCCGGAAGATCATCAGTTTGCATTTGATAAAGCTTGCATAATTTGGAGGAATAAAAAACATGCTAAAAGAATTAATAAATCATCTTAAAGAACCAGTTATTAAGATGCAAATAACTAAGATGGATCAAGATACATTAACAGAACTTGATAAGCAAGATATTGTTGTTATGAATATGGGATCATTTTATATTGTATTAACTTATTTATTTATAATTGTTAGTGGTATATTGGAGTATTACTATGTCTCACTATGAACTAAAAATTGCACCAAAACACTTCAATCCTTTGTTTGAAGGAAGGAAAACGAATGATATTCGATTTGATGATAGGGGTTATCAGGTTGGTGATACCGTAACATTCAAAGAAGGTCAGCAAGAACTATCTGGATTTGAGTTTACAGGCCGTGATATATCAGCAAGGATAAGCTACATAGATGACTTCGGTTGCCAGCATGGGTATATAAATCTATCATTGCAAGATATTGGATTGATGAGGATAGAATAAAGTGGATGACGTAGACTTCGCAAATGACAAAGCAGATAAAGAGAAAGACAATATCATTTCTCATCGTAGATTCCTAGCAGAACGGATGCCAAAAGGCAATGCAGGTGAGTGTATCTATTGCGGAGAATACTTTGAGCGCATAGTACATGGCGCGTGCGCTAGATGTAGAGATAGATATGAAGGATACTAAACAAATATCTTGTTGCAATTAAATTATTATCATGTATAATTGAAACATAAAAGGTAGGCGGCAACTTTCCTAAGTGTTACCTCACGAAGCCAGAGATACCCTGACGCTGGCTAGATTGCTGATGATGTTGGTTAATTGTATCCTTGATGTTTTCAGTGCAATTAACCGAACCAAAAACACCCAGGCCGCTGTAAATCATAACTGGGAAATCATCGGAAGTCAGGGTTTATAATTTTTGGAGAGTAAATATGAGCGACTTAAAATATCAAACAATAGTGCAACTTAAAAAATCAAAAGCAGATACAGAAGCGTATATACTTGAACTTCAAAGTAAGCTTCAAGGCCAGAAAGAAAGACTTAAATGGATTGATAAATACATATTTGAGAAGACTCCACAAGAATTAACTATTGATCAGATAGAGTTATTACTTGGCCATAGAGTTATTATAAAATAATCAAAAGGATATTTCGTGATGAGATACGTTAGTGAAGAAAGATTGCGTGTAATAGCTAATGCTCAGTATGGGAAAGAGAAGTGGTTATTGGAAAATATTATTAAAGAATGCAAAGAACTACCACCACCACAATGGCAAACGATAGAAGAATTTAGGGCTAATCCTGTTGAAGGATGGTGCTGGGTTAAAGAGCAAGGATATGATGATATATTTATTTGTCATCATATGTATGGATTACTTTTTAGAGATATGGATGATAATCTTGTGTCAGGTGTCATCCACGTAATGCCAATCAAAACACCGGAAGCGACAAAATGACAAAACAAACGATTGAAGCACTGCCAGTACCAGAAGGTTATAGATTAGTTCAAGACTCGGTAAAGTGGAAAAGCAGCACAGAAGCAATAGTCACTTATCATTATGAAAAAATCAAGCCGCGCAGGATAGTGCTTGAGGAGACTGGGGAATTAAGGAGAGCTATGAAAGGTGAATGGTATCGTGGCTCAGACGACAAATCTTACTTTTATAACGACAGTGATACACCCACAACACTTTCCTATAAAATTTTTATCGAAGCAGAGGAAACCGACTTATCGTTAACTAACGATGAGCCTAAGTTAAGTTTGAGCGTTGATGAGTGCAAAGAATCCCTAACTTATGCCCAGCCTTTGGAGATTGCAAGAAAGATGATTGAATTCACCAAGGATAAATGATGACTATTGAGTTTGAGAAAATAGAAAAAAGGGTGCGAGTGTACCAGACAACCAGAAAAGGAATGAATTTTAATATTGGCAACATTAAAAGAACACATTTTGGTATTGAGTTTAATGGAATTACCTTAGAAGAACTTGAGCAAATCCTATCAAAAATGAAAGAATTGCAGAGCTAGTTTAAATGATTAAGCGGTGCGGCACTTGTGAGTTCTGGGATAGACGAGACGGGGCAAGAGTTGATACGTCATTTACCCGTCCTCAGCAGCTTAAATCAAAATGTTTGCACGCTTTATCAGGGCACTTCGAGGAATGGAGATTATCATTGAATGATGGCCAAGACTGCCCCGTATACCAGGAGCGAAAAGATGCTAAATAAAATACTTTGTTGGATGTGGGGCATAAATATAACAATTTACCAAGCTACTATTTTGGAATGATGTTTGGATAATATAGATGCAAACGCTGCGGAGCGCATAAGCATGGCAACTGACTGGAAAAAATTCACAGCAAGCAGAGAGCAGCTGGAAGAAATCAACAATTCTAAAAGTTTCCAACTAAAACGCAAAGACGGTGAGATTAGTTTTGTATTGCACCCACCATTTGAGCCTAATGAAATGGACAATGAAACCACTGAAAGCTATATGATTTTGGAGTAACTATGAATACTGAATGGAAAGAGTACACCGGAAGCTATGAACAGATCACTGAGATGCGGAGGTGCAGGAATGGTTATAAGGTAAGAACAGACAATAATTATGTCGATGGACTAATATTTCATGACAGTCCAAGTGATTTAATTGGAATAGAAATAACTCACTACTTACTATGCAACCCACACCCACTAGCAGACATGATCTGCCAGCAAGCAGGGACTGGTCAGCCTGTTTGGATTAGGGTTACTAGAATCAATGATTGGGGTAGATATATTAAGGGGAAATACTATGAGCCGGGGATTGAGATAGTTGAATATCAAGATCCAACAAATAATCCGAATTGGAACATATCAGGTGCGGAGTATTCATTTACACCATTTGAGGAGGAAGTATGAGTGAAACACAATTGTTGTGGATATTAATAGCTATTCTTGCATTTGCTATGTGGTCAGGCTGGACGGATGATTAATTATGAGTTCATGTGCGTCTAATGAAGATAATACCATTCCTGGGACTTGGAAATCACCAGAAATAAACTGGACTAACTGCGCAGAGCAGATGCCGCCTGATGATGAGATGATAGTGATAGTAAATCATTCTAATGAATATAAACTTCACAGGGCTATGGAATTATGGGCACAAATAACTATATATGGAGACCATACCACTTATACATGGACACCCTACTTAAAAGAAAAATGGGAGTATTTGAATAGATGACTATTGGGATAAGTAAAGAGAGTTTAGAAAAAGAGTTAATAGGCTGTTCCTTCCCTGAAAGAGTCTACGAGTTACATAGATTAATAAGGATGTGCAAAGAACTAAACCCTTGGCTGCCGATTGAGAATGCGCCGAAAGATAAAGATATATTGGTTTATGCGCCATCTTATCAAGATTTAAGACATCTACAACAGGTGTGTAGATGGCATAATTCAGCAGGGTTTTGTATTGATGAATTACGCACACCAACACACTACAAAGAATTACCGGAAGATCCAAAGGAGATTTAATATGTCAAGAATAGTGCAATCAAGTAATCATAATTTAGATTGGTATGATGAAAGGTTTATATTATGGAGTATGCCAGAACAAACATGCAAAGAAATTGCTAATATAATTAATAAATGTGAAGGTGAGAATTCAGCACATTATTACAAAGTTGTAGATAATGATTATGAACTTTATATAGGAATGGTTCCTTGATAATACTAAATCCTAAACTTACGCTTCCCTTCCCAAGCACTACGGCCAAGTAAACACACTCCAGCCCAACGCCACCAGCTAATAGGAGAGAATACACCAAGCTTGCTAAAACATTGCATACGCTTTCTGAATCTTCTATTAGCTTCCAAAAAGCTTATGACATGACCACAAAAATCATGATGAGTGCGAAAATAAAAATCATGCTCCCAACAAGCCTTAACAAATATATCGGCAACACCTGTGCATCCATCCGATCTAGTATATGCCCAAAGAAGATCCCATTCACGATCAGTAAACAAATCAGGATTATTAATTCTGAGTCTTGCTAAAAAATCATTTATAGTATCTTCATATTCATAGAACATTCATAAACTCCTCAAAACGTTTTTGTCTATCTTCAAGACCATTAAAACCACCATTTATTACTTTAGTAATTCTAGCAACAACATTCTGATCCTGACCCTCATCAGCAATATCATTTAGACCATGATGATTCCAGAACCATGCAGCAGATAATAATGTATATTCTGTAGCAACCAACTCAGGATTGATTATCAAATTACCCGTAACTTCTTTATCAAACTTAGTGTAATTGTCTTTTCCAGTTAATTGTATGTATCCTCTACCACGATAAAACCATCCTTCCAAACTATCCTCGTCACCATTCCCCATGCGATTAGCATACACACGAGACGCAATCTCGATAGGTTTTCTGGCATATGATTCAGCATTACCTGAATTAAAGTATTTAGGAAATACTACTAACAATGCTTCTTTTGAATAGTTAAGATTCTCTTGGGTTTGAGTAAATCCATTTGATTCGTGTGAGCATTGAGCTAGAAAATGAGCCAGTCGTAACTTTGAGTCGATATTGTATTTAGGTATTACATCAATAAGTTCATCAAATGCTTTTTCTGGTATGTGGTTCTTTAGTGTTGAGTAGTCTATCATGGCACGATATTTAAAAGTTGTTCGCACTTTAGCTTTAGTTGATTATCTATAACATCAATCACTTGGTTAAGCTGTCGTAAAGTTCCTGGCGATAATTCCGCTTCACCAATTCCTGTAGTTCCTGACGTAATTTTGGATCTACCTTGATCTGTTCCGGGCATGGCGTTGCTACAGGAACTTGCTGTATTGGTTTTGACGCGCAAGCTGGTAGCAGCAGTATTGCGCTGAGCATCGTAATGATCCATATATGTTTTGATTGCATTTTGAACTCGCTCCGATTGTTCTGTGTTGAGTTTGTTTACTTCATCTTGCCTTGCAAGTTTAAAGTGTTCTGCATCAATCCTAAATTCTTCTTTGGATTTGTTGCATTCAGAAATTGCTTTATCATGAGCGACAACAGACACCTCATGTTTCCAATAATAATATCCTGCCACCAATGACAAAATGACACCAAGACCGATTAAAATCTTAGTGCCATATTGAGCAAGTAGCAATGCTAATTGCGGAGTCATGATTAAACTACCGGATGCAAGTCTGAATCAATATTCATAACTGCATTGGCAATATCCTCATCAATAGCAGCTTCGTTTTGTCCTGCTTCAAGTTCAGACACTCGATTAGTTAGGCTAGTGATAATAGCCTGGTCTGATGCTGCATTGGTTCTTAATGCAGCAATAGCATCACGATCCGCCTGCAACATGGCTAATAATTCTGTTTTTGTCATTTATTATTTCTCCTATTAAAATTACATTATACTCTAATTAACAACCGTAATAATATGGTATCAAATCATCGCTCATATAAAATCTCTTATCAAAGTAATTAGACCGAATATGCCAGATACAAATACAATTATAACAGTTGAGCCGCCAGCCCACCTAAGAATTGTATCAACTGTTGTATAATTATTTGATGATCGTTTCAATGTAGGCTCGTAGTCTGTTATCTTCTTTAATATCTGGCCAAGCAATTCTGCTTGTTTAGCCTGAACATCGAACGTGTCGCTATGCCTCCTATTATGAGTCTCATGCTGAGAATCGCATGATAATCTGTGTGCTTTTAGTTCTGCTATTTCTCTTTCGTGTTGATCGCACTTAGACAAATATACTTTTGTTTCTGCACTTTGAATCTTTAAATCTGAAATATCTGATTTCATTTGTTCAATCTCATGTGGGTTTGGTATTCTCCACATCATGTTATCCCCTTTAAAAATTATTGTCTGTGGTAAATATCACTATCATATTAAGATGGAATCGGAATAGGTAATTTATTCCAAAACTGCATCTCATAAAATTTTACGCTACTAGGATAATATGCGGTTTGATACATCATGCATAATTCAAATCTGCACCAAGGATATCCAAATAATCCGATCAATTTACCGGATAATTTTGGCGCTAAGTCTTGAGGATAAACATCAGCTAATACTTGTATATTCTGTCCTTCTACTTGTATAGCCACTACCAATCTACCGGCTGACCGTTTCCAATATACATATAATCTTGTTTTAACGTCTAATTGTGCCGCAATCCCGGAACGTCTTGAATAATATATTTCTGATACGTCCAATCCGGGGATGATTCCTACACCATTAGCATTATCGTCAACAAGTACATACCACTGATTATAAGCGTCTCCGCTTAATGCTCGATTTATCATAACTTCAATTCTTAATGCACCAACTCCTGCCTGGCCAAGATATCCACCTTCTTTAAGCTCAAAAAGCGTTAAATATTTTCCAGCGGCTGGATTGCCTCCAAGGTCTAATCCGGCTGGCAATTTAAAAACTGTACTCACACATAATTCGTCGACATCGTTCAAACTCGCTTGAGCGGGAGTTCTTACGACTTGTAACATTGTCTGAGGGACTATCGAAAAATCTGGTTTTGTGCCGTCCGCTTTGTTTATTTCTAAAGATAAACAATCTGAAGCTAAATTGCTGGAATAATATGTAGCAAATACTGCTGGATCGGTAACCGGAGATTGTGGAATACTAAGTATATCTATAATAGTATTTGATCCCCACATGGTTTTAATATCATTTACAATGTCTGATCCAGTTATCGAACATATAGAATCTGTAAATTGTTGGTGCCAATTTTGATAATTTGCTGGCGGTGTATAATTGGCTGGGCCTAACGACATACCAGTAAATCTAGTATCAAATAATAAATTCGCTGATGATTGTCTTCTAGCAGGCAGTCTTGAAGCTAAAGCATTGCCATATATAGCCATTATTACGCACCCCTACTAATTAATTCAGCATAGTAACCTTTGCATGTAAGATTAGTATCAGTTGTGCCACCCAAGAAATATGTATGATTTATCCAACT